TGTTGTCTTAAAGTATGTGTTTGCTTTTTTAATACATCCATACTTACCATATCATTCAGATACAAGTCATTAAGTTTATCTAGTTTTTTGTTTAATGTTGCTATTTGGTTTTCAATGCTATCAACATCAATTGTGGGCTGTACATCGTAAATATCATCAATTCTTTCTGGGTTTAATTGTAATAACCTAATTTCATTTAATATACATTCCTCTAAGTAGCTTTTATTGTATGTGCCAGAATTACATTTTTTTCCATCATTATAAATTGTCCTACCTTTTTTAATTTTTGGATGACGATTATAACATTCATAGAATATATTTCTTGACCCGCTTTTTGTTTTACCACTCAATACAACCGTTAGAGGAGCGCTGCAATAACCACATCTCAACAGACCAGACAGCATATATTTAGCTCGGAAAGGTCTTGGATTGTTTTGTAATTCAGCTGCTTGTAATTGTCTTTTCTTTAACTCTATTTGTGTCTTGTCAAATGTTTCGGCATCAATTATTGCTTGATGGTTACCGGGATAAATAACCCCATTGTATCTAATCATTCCAATATATACTGGGTTTTTCATTATCCTTTTCAAACCTTGGTAATCCCAATATCTGCCATTGCGTGTAAAACCATTATCGTTTAGATAATCTCTTAAGTTCGTTAATGATCTACCGCTTAAATATTCCGAAAATATTTTTTTTACTATTACAGCCTCTGCCTGATTTATATGTAATTCTTTGGCATGCTTGTCATAAGTATATCCAAATGATATTGAGCTAAACATCATAGGTTTTCCAGATTTTGCACGTCCAACCTTTCCTAACATCAAACGCTCTTTTATCTGTTCTCTCTCTAGTTGAGCAAAAACCGATAATATACCTATCATTGCTTTACCAAATGGAGTTGAGGTGTCAAAACTTTCATTTAGACTTAAAAAAGATATGTTGTTTTTTATAAATACCTCCTCTATTAAGAATAAGGTATCTTTCTGACTACGGCTTAATCTGTCTAGTTTGTAAACTAGGACAGTATCAAACCGCTTCCTTTTAGCATCTGATATTAACCTTTCCATAGCTGGTCTTTCTATATTACCTCCAGAAAAACCTCCATCTTTGTAAACATCATATACAGTCCAGTCTTTTATCTTGCAGTAACTGGATAGCTTATCAATCTGCTCATCAATAGAGTAGCCCTCTTCAGCTTGAGACGTGGTACTCACTCGGACATATATAGCAACTTTATTCATCGTTCTTCTCCCTATTTTGTAGGTTTTGTGGTAAAATAGGGTATAGAAAAAAGACCTATACCCTAGGTTGATTTTCAAATTGGTTTAAGTCTTACCCTCAAAATTTGGCGATGGAGAGGGTAGGGCTTTTTTGTTAGTTTTTGACCTTGACAGTCATAGTCTCATTGAAGTTGTTTTCTTCTGCTAAGGTAGTTCCATCCTCTGCTTTCAAATGCAGAGTAGGTGAGTTGGTAAAACCAAGGTCAAAGCCGTTATCAATAGCCCAATCTGTAAAAATCTTTTCTTTAGCACCAAGGATGGTATCGGCTATTTCTTGTATTTCAACAGTTGACAGATACTTAGCATCTTGTGGTAGGTAGACATATACTAGACCTTTGTCATAGTATTCAACATTGACTTGTATACCAGTTTCACTAAGCATGTTGTTTAATTCGGTCAGGAAGTGGTTGGCAAATTCAGCATTTGCTGCCTTGTCGTACTCTGGACCATCATTCTTGATTTCTTGGGTAGAGCTACTGGTTTCAGTTGTGCTTGATTGCTCTGTCTTCTCCTCTTTTGAGCTGCTGGAGGTTTCAACGGTTACGGATGGCACGGTAGGTGTTTCTGTCTTAGGTGCAAGCCCTAATAGTTGCATTACCCAGCCAAAGAATGCCAAGACACAGAAAATACCAAAATACAGCTTAAATTTATTTTTCTTTTTCATATCGCATAACTCCTTAATCTTCTCTGTAAATTCCCACAACCTCACCGATTGTGCGGATGTCATCATCCTCTGTTAAATAGATTTCCTCATAGCTATCATTGAGACTTTGGAGATACCAACTGCCCCCGTAGTCACGCTTGAGCTTCTTAACAAAGTTCTTGCCGTTTATCTGAAAGATACCAATGCTATTCATGTCAACCGAACTGGTGACCTCAATAAAGAGTAAGTCATTATTTTCTATCATTGGTTGCATACTATCACCGACAACTTGGGCAATAGTATCGTACTTATCTGGCACTTTTTCAGCAAGTAGCTTAACCTCCATATTGAGATTGTCCTCTTGAAAAGTACCATGCCCAGCTGCAACAATCCCTTGCACATAATCATTGATATAGTCATCCTCGTCATGTCGCTTAGAAAAGATTGATACAACCTTGTTCTCTTGCTCTGCTAGTTGTTCAACGGCAAAATCATAAACAATTGTCTTTCTTGATTTCTCCAATTTGTCATAGATAGGTACTATATCAAGGTTATTAGCAGAAACACGCTCCCCATCTGGTAAGCGAGTTTGGGGAATATCATAGCCCATTATCCATGCCTCGCTAACCCCTAGGGTAAGAGATAACAAATACAATTTATCATCATCTGGGCGTGACTTTCCACTAACATATTGTGATAATGCACTCTTTCCTAATTTGATACCAGTTTTTTTCTGATAAGGTCGAGACATTTCCAAAATATCAACTTGTTTTAACCCTCTTTCAGACATTATTTCTTTAAGTCTTATTGACGGTGTACTATTTCGCAAATAAAACCCACCTCCTAATAGTATTTCTTACTATATTATAACCTGCCTTGAACAAAAGTTCAATAAAAAAGTTCAAAAAAATTGAATTTTTCTGTTGACATTGAAAATGTAAAGGTGTAAAATGTAGTTGTTCAAGAAGTTTGAACCAAACAAAAGAAAGGAGACAGGCATGGTCAAAGATTTCTCAAAACTTTCTGGCAGAATTGTTGAAAAGTTTGTAACACAGTCCAACTTTGCTGTCGCAATGGGATTGTCTGAACGCTCAATTTCCTTAAAACTAAACGGAAAGGTCAGCTGGAAAGATGATGAAATTGAAAAAGCTATCAAGTTGCTTGAACTTGCGGTAGAGGATATACCAAAATATTTTTTTACAAGAAAAGTTCAAGTAACTTAAACTCAAGAAAGGAGGATATAGTGGCTATACAAAAAAAGCACCCCTGGACGGCAATCCAAATGAGGTACTTGTTAAAAAAATAACTACTTAAATTATACCACAGAATGAAAGAATTAGATAGCACACAACAATTATTGGTGAGTAATTGGCAGCGTAAGTACTACCAATTAAGCGAGGTTTTGATAAATAGCTTAGTCGGTCTTACAGTTGTTGATACTCTGGAAATTTTGGCAAAAGCTAGAAAGGATGAGGCATGGCTCAACAGCATTATACCGTAAGCCATGTAATGGCAGACGGTACAGAATTGGATGATATTACAGGGTATGTCATCCCAGATGATAACCCCGTGTATGAAATCTTTAGAAAAATAAATGAGGATAGACGGGAGGGTAACAGATAATGCAGTACATCTTTCAAGAATACGCATGACAATTATACCTCAATGAACAATGCTTTTTTGCAAGATGATAGGTTGAGCTTGCAGGCAAAAGGATTACTTGCGACTATACTAACCAATAAATCAGACTGGCGTATCTATGTTGGCGAACTTGAAAAAAGGTCAACCAACGGTAGGGATGCTCACAGAAAAGCATACCGAGAGTTACAGAATACAGGTTATATACGAGTTGTTAAAAAAAGTGATGGGAAACACGGTGTACAAACTTTCGTATTTGCTCAAGATACCCCTATCACAGATAGCTATTTTGAGTATATCAAGGATAGGTTAGAAAAAGAGTTATCCACAACTGAAAAAGAGTAAGACCCCTTTTTACTGAAAATCCATTTTATGGAAAAACCAAAAGTTGGAAAACCCTTTTTACTGAAAATCCATTTTATGGAAAAACCAAAAGTTGGAAAACCCACCACTAATAAATACTAACTATATAACAATTACTAATATTAAACAATCTAAGCCTTACGGCACTAACAGTCAATAATGACTAATTAACAACAAGCTAATAGTAAATAAAAATAAAAAGACAAAATAGTTATCCACAGGAGGAAATCAAAATGACAAAAAAATATGAACTTGTCCTAGACGATACAATCAGCTTTTGGGGCTGGAAATTATTTCGTATTCGTGCCTTGATTAGCTTTGGCAGTGTTGAGGTGGGGGATTTAGGCGGATATATCCAAAAAGAGGAAAATTTAAGCCATTATGACAATGCCTGGGTATGGGACAATGCCAAAGTATCGGGCAATGCCAAAGTATCGGGCAATGCCTGGGTATGGGGCAATGCCGAAGTATCGGGCGATGCCAAAGTATCGGGCAATGCCAAAGTATCGGGCAATGCCAAAGTATGGGGCGATGCCAAAGTATCGGGCAATGCCGAAGTATCGGGCGATGCCAAAGTATGGGGCAATGCCGAAGTATCGGAGCTAGGTGATATTATTGTTTTTAAAAATCATTGGTCAAGCGGTCGTCACTTTACTTACACAAAATCCAACAAAATGTGGAAAGTTGGCTGTTTCTACGGTACAGGTCAAGAATTGATTGAGAAAGCATACCGTGATAGCGAGAAGTCTGGCGATTTTTATAAAGCATATGTTGATTTTGTGGAAAAACTAGAAGAAATTGAGGACTAGTTTATGGCGGAACTAACATTTTCTGAATTACAAAGACAGATGCAACTTGTAAAGAAGAAGTCAAAAGATGTCAAGTACGCTTTCAGGAATGCAGAAGACATCTATACAGCTTTCAAAGAGCTTAAAAGTGATTGGGCTGTCATTGTCAAAGATGAACTGATTGAGCTTGCAGGCAAGGTGTTTATCAAAGCAGTTGCTACCGCCTTAAACGATGAGACCAATGAGCAATACAGCTCAACAGCATTTGCTGAACTTAGCCCAGTACCAGTGTTTAATACTCAAAAGGGGCAGATTAAGCAAATGCAAGAGCCACAATGGACAGGAGCGGTCAGCTCATACGCCAGGAAATATGCCTTGCAAGGTCTGTTTGCCATTGGCGAGAAAGATGTTGATGAGTACCCAGCAGACGAAAATCAACAAGCACCACAGGGCAGCCAACAAGGACAGGCTAACCAGCCCCAACAGCAAGAACAAGCCCAGTACATTACCAATGAGCAGTACACCGAGATTGTCGGCTGGATACGGTCATTGGCACAGTCACTAAATAAGCCATTTGATGAAGTAGAACAAGGCTATTTGAATCACTATTGGATTACAAACTTCCACCAAGTACCAGTTGAACACTTTAATACGGTTGTACATCATATTAAGTCACAAGTAGATAAGTATAAACAACCGCAGAACGATTTTAATAACTTATAGATAGGAGAAACTACATGACAGAAAATACAATTTATTCACCATGGGCATTTACAGAAAACGAAAGTCAAAAACGACAGTCCAACTTAGCGGCTCTAAAAGAGTTAAAAGATAAGTACGCTATCATGGAGAAATGGGCTTACGACAAAATGAGCGAACAAGACCAAGCAACTGTTGATGTTGTATATGGTAGTGCTGGCGGTGGCTATGGGCATTCTTTGTATGAGATTTATAAGAATGTACCTAATTTGACAACAAAAGAATTAGCTTTGGTTTGTGATGATGGCAATTTATGTTTCGGGCATTCAACACAAGGTAACAAAATCAAAATCTATGTAGATTAGGGGAAAAAACATGGCAAAAGATATATCAAATAGTGCCTTGACAGAAATCAAGGTAGATTTCCAACCGGCGGTAATCAATATTGACCGTGAGGCAATTGAGGCACAAGTAGCAGCCGCTGTTGCTCAATATAGTGGGCAAGAGGTAACCGTTGAAAATTATAAAGCGGTCTATGAAGAACGTACCCGCTTTAACAAGCTAAAAGAGGGGCTGGACAATAAACGCAAAGACATTAAGCGTGAGATTAACAAGCCTCTTACCGAGTTTGAACGGTGGATGAAAGAAAAGGTCATTGAGCCTATCGATGCTGTCACAGCTGAAATGACAACAGGGTTAAATGCCATTGATGAGCATGAACGCATGATGCGTGTTGATATTGTCCGTGCAACCTTTGAAGATAAATGTATGGTGGCAGGGCTAGAAAAATCACTATTTGAAAGCAAATACGATGAGTACAGCCTTAAAAAGTATTTCAAAACAGGTAAATTTGAACTCAAGAAAACAACTCTTGATGAAATGGATGCACTGGTACTTGCTGAATTTGACAAGCTGGAAGAATACAAAGCTAATAAACAAGCTATCGAGGAACAAGCTCAAGAGTACGATTTGCCAGCAGATGGATATATCAGACACCTTGAAGATGGTAAATCACTTGTTGATGTCCTTAAAATCATGAAAACAGACCGTGATGCCATTGCTTTACGCAAAGAGCAACAAGAGGCGCAAGCTAAAGCAGATGCTGACCGTCAAGCAGATATTGAACGACTTGCAAAAGAACAAGCCAATGCAAACATCAAGGCTATTGATGTAGAAACGGGCGAAATCATCGAAAATGAGCCATCAGAGGAAGTGGCTGTGGTGAATGTACCCTCAGCACAAGAAAAACCGCAGGAAGTACCTAAATTTGAACCTAGCGAGCCAGCAACTTTCGATTTCCGTGTAACTTTTCCATGTGGAATACCACAAGCTAAATTTTTCAAAGCCCTCTTTGACCAGCACGGGGTAACAACAGAAACGCTTTTCAACGGTAAGACACAAGATGAATTAGCAGGAGGTACATTCAATGTCTTTTAGTGAATTGATTGGGAATGTCCAAAAATGGTCATCTGCAAAAGGTCTTGATAAGTCTGATGCAAGAAAACAGATGTTGAAACTATTTGAAGAATTTGGAGAGTTAAACGCTGGTATTGCCAAAAACAATACTACATTGATAAAAGATAGTATCGGCGATGTGATGGTTGTATTGACGATACTCTGTCAGCAACTTAATCTCGATGCTAGAGAAATATTTTTAACAGCAGACAGCCTTACAATACATCATCCAAAAACGTTAGAAATTGAAGTATTGAGCTTAATAACTGGAGGTTTAATAGGAAAGCTATCGACAGCAATTCTAAATAGAACAAATAGAACTCATGGAATCAAATCAAACTTGATTATACGAGAAATTGTATTAAAGTTACATTTCATATCAAAGTATTACGACTTCACAAAGGAACAATGCTTTGAGACAGCTTGGAATGAAATTAAAGACCGTACAGGAAAGATGGTGGATGGTGTGTTTGTGAAAGACAGTGATTTATAGGAGGGTAAAGATGCCTAAGTTTTATGTTAGTGGCAAGTATAGAGGAGTAGATGTTGGTCTTATTGTTGAAAGCGAAAATCAATGGCAAGCGGTTGTTGATTTTGTTCCTGATATTATCAATCTACTTTGTGGTGAAAAAGCTATTAGTCCAGATATTGAGCGGAAAAAAATAAAAATAGAAGAGGTAGAGGAGGTGCAGGATGATAAATAACGTTATTTTAGTAGGGCGACTGACTAGAGATGCTGAATTAAGATATACACCATCAAATGTTGCAGTTGCCACTTTTACCCTTGCAGTAAATCGCCCATTCAAAAATGAAAATGGAGAGCGTGAGGCTGATTTTATTAATTGTGTTATTTGGAGACAAGCGGCAGAAAATCTTGCTAATTGGGCTAAGAAAGGCGCATTGATTGGTATTACAGGCAACATTCAAACACGCTACTATGACAATCAACAAGGACAGCGCGTGTATGTGACAGAGGTTATTGCAAGTAGTTTTCAATTGTTGGAAAGTCGCAATAGTCAACAAAATCAACAAGGCAATTACCAAAATCAAGGCAACAATTTCCAAAACGGAAACAACCAAGGTTATCAGTCTCCATTTGGAAATCAACAACAAACACCAGATTTTAGCCGTAGCAACCAACAATCATTTTTCCAAGGACAAACTACAAATCCTATGGATATTTCCGACGATGATTTACCTTTCTAGGATTGGAGATTTGAGATGAACAAAGTAAAAGTTGATTTACAATGTCCATATTGTGGGTTTTGTAAGGTTTTGAAAACAGCATCATATAGAAAAGGCATCACATGCCCTACTTGCAAACAGGCAATATTTTTAAGTTGGGCAACTGGTGTTGAGGGTGAACTTGACAATCATGGATGTTATTTTCATGCTTACGAGCCTTTCAATATCCGAAAAATCAATCAAGAATTTCTAGATGCTTTTGATAATGCACCATCTAGACACCCTTTCACCATCAGAAATAAGATGAGAGGGTGATAGTGTGCAGAAAATGATAGTATGGGCGCTGTTTGATAGTGGTAATGGCTCATACACTAAAGCTATCAACACGCTTAATAGTTCGGGGGGGGGCGAAGATTGAAGTATATCCGATAGGAATAGACATTGAAAACAAGAACAATCATTTTATCCCCCTCAATCTTGCTGATTACTCGCGACTATTTGGGGATAACAAGTTATTTGATACGCTTGATGAGCTACCAAAACCAGATTTGATTATTGCTAGTCCACCTTGCGAAAGCTGGTCAAATGCTAGTGCAATGGCAAATGGTAATGCTTGTTGGAAACAGGAAGATTTATCAGATAGCTTATTTGAACCACAAATACCACCTAGTATGTTTACCATCCGAGCAAACAAAGATTATGAGGAGGCTTACCAAAACTACCAATATGATAGGCAATTTATGAAAAGAGTTAATGGTGAGCTTTGTGCCTTTAATACCATTGAAATCATAAAAAGGTATAAGCCTAAGTATTGGATTATTGAAAATCCAGCCACAGGTCGATTGTGGAAATATATAGAGCAAATCATAGGCTTTCATTTACCTCACAAAAACCCGACACGATACAACAATTATGATTACCCATTGCAAAAGCCAACCAAGTTTGCAAGCAACCTTTTTCTAAATCTCAATAATGAGATAAATCCAGCTGAGGTTGAATGGGGTAAATTCTCAAAATCATACAACGAGAGGTCAAACATACCTCAAAAATTACTTTTAGAGATATTTCAGACCGTACTAAACCAATTTGAAAAGGAACAACAACCATGACACAATTTCAGTTATTACTTATTACACTTGTACTACTTAGCACAACGTGGTTGGCAATTACAGTTTTATGGGCTAACCACCTAATCAAAAAATCAAAAGAACAAGTCTTATATTACCAAGACCATAATACTCAAATCAAAATTGCCCAGCATGTGATAAAGAGTAATTGGTATCGAGATAATGTGGAGGTTTTTAGATGAAAGTATTTGATGGCGCTAAAATGCGTGCTTTACGGAAAGATGCTGGGTTGACACAGTATGACCTTGCCCCAATGGTAGGGATAAGTCAAAATCGAGTAAGTGACATTGAGAGAAATGTTACAACTCCAACAATTGAAGAGATTGATGCTTTTGCAGATGCTCTAAAAACTCAAGTATCCTCATTTTTAAGTGATGAAACAGATATTGTGGTGGTTGAAAACACTTTTACAAAGAGGAAAAAGGACATTGACCACACAGTGCAAGATAACGGCATCAAAGCTGATAACCATTCAGAACAACTTGAGCTATTTGTTGATGATAATCTCACTGGGCAAGACCTAACTGGTTATATCCTTGTGAGGGCTGAAATTTATGAACAGTTACTAGAAAAGCAACAACGCTTGCAGCAGTTACAAAGTCTTTTGAAATAAGGAGGTCAACATGGACAAAAAACTAATTGGGTTAGATTTGACCCATATTGCAGATGGAGGTTTACAGGAAAAACTAGATAAAGAGCTTGAGAAAGTCTTTGACAATATCCTTGACCTAAACACAGAGGCAAAAGCCAAACGTAAAGTAACCATCACTCTTACAATGTCATCCAACGAGGAGCGAACAGTAGTTGATACCATAATGGATGTTAAGTCAAAACTTGCGCCTCAAAATGCGGTAGCGACAACTATCCTTGTTGGTCGTGATTATGATACAGGATTTGTACATGCAAATGAACTAAAAAGCACAGTACCTGGGCAAATGTATTTTGATGAAAACGGAGAAATCCTTACAGATATTGGGCAACCAGTAGCAGAAATTGAGCAACAGCAAGCAGTAGAAAAACCAGATATTATTGATTTCAACAAAAAGAAAGTAGGTAACTAATATGACAACAGAAAATCTTAAAGCAGCTTTGCAGTATGCAGTAGAACTAAACGAGCATGGATTGGAAATCCTTACCGCTGAGGATGGCACAGAATATTTCGATGCTAATAAATTCAATCTCAAAGAGCTTGCCCCTAAACGTTATCCAAGGACTCTTGAATTATCAACATTGACAAGTCTTGTTGATTATCTAAAAACTGACCTCAACAGCTTAAAAAACCAACGTTTGATTGTGGCAGTTGAGAAAAATGATGAAGTTTGTGTTTGGTCTGAAAACGATGAGTTAGAGCACCGCACATTACTTGTTGCTGTTAAAGCACGCATTCCCGATCTATCTTTTGGGCGTTTTCTATCATCAGAGCAATTTAATATCATGTTGCAGTCAAACTTTATTGATGATAATGACCGTAGCGCTCTGCTAGAGTTTGCTAGCGCATTGAAAATTGAAAATGGGGCAGAAATTGAGGACAATGGTGTATCTCAAGTTGCAACTGTTAAAACTGGAGTAGCAAGTCTTGCTAAGGGCAAAGCGCCTAATCCAGTTCTATTACGCCCATATCGCACCTTTGGAGAGGTTGAACAACCAGCAAGCCTGTTTGTTTTTAGAATTGACAAGCAAGCCCAGATGGCATTATTTGAGGCAGATGGCAAGCGTTGGGTAGCTGATGCAGTAGGAAACATTGCAGCCTATCTGAAAGAGCAACTAGCAGACCAAGAACACATCACAGTATTAGCTTAAAATTTGGAGGAAACAAACAATGACTAAAGAAACTAAAAACACAGTATCAGCTGAAACCATCGTAGAGAACTTGAAAGAGTTTGCTGATAAAATACATAGCGTAAGTAAAGAAACAATGTTGTACTGTTTTTTGACAAATGATATTGATAAATTTAAGTCAGCTAACGTTATGCACAATATTAGCCATGATTTGATGGACATCTTGGATGGAAAGAGCGCCGAAGAAATATTTAATGATGACGCTGAAAATGAGAATGATGAAGATGTAGATACAATCATTGGAACAATTGCTGTAAATCTAAAAACAGGGGATGCTAACGGTATTGAGGACATCAAAGACCCTGAATTAAAAGAACAGATTGCAAAAGCAATTAGCAAGATAGCTGATAAGTTAGGTGGTAAGTAATGGGATGTGTATTACTTATATTTGCATTTTGGATTTTATCGAAAAATGCAGAATTAGGAGTAGCAGCATTATACATTTTGTGTGTTGCGGCATGGATAAAGGATGGTACAGATGAGAGGTAATTTATGAAAGATGCCATAAAATTCTTAATGGTAATGCTAGTTTTGACTTTTGCAATTAGCATGAGTGCTATCTATAAGTTACAAAAACAAGTTGATGAACTGGAGGCACGAAAACCGGTTATCATCTATGATGTGGACAGTGCGGATGGCTCCATTGTTGGTACTGTTACAGAAAAAGCAATCGTTGATGGGCATTATACAGTTACAGTTGGTGCATACGGTAAGTTTCTTGTTACCAAAGAACAATACGACAGCCTAAAGGTTGGAGATGTTGCACCAGATTATTTGATACAGGGAGGTAGCTAGATGAATGTTGTAATCTATTTTAAAAACGGAAACACAGCATATTTTAAAGATGTTGAAGATTATAAGGCCAATGCTCTGAATATTTCTTTTACATATTTTGGGGTCTCATCACAAGAAAGAAAATCAGCAGTTTTTTATAAAGATAGCATCGCTGGTATCGCAAAGACAAAGGAGTGACCGATAATGAATAAACGCCAAAAGAAAAAACGCATTGAGCGCAAGAAAAAAGAGATGATAAAAGGTGTTGATTTTGTGGAAAAAGCACTTAATATTGCTACTGAAATGATGCGTAAAGAGTTTGATGAAATGCCAAATGGTATTGAAAAAATGGGACATGATTTCTTTATTGCTGGAATTGAATACACAGCAAAGATGCTTGGAGAGGCTAAAAATCAAATCAGGGGTATTGAATGAAGTTTGAGTTTTCTTTACCGAGGAATACTAAGCTAAAAGCCCTCAATATGGTTATTAACAGTAACGACAGGCAGCATCAGACAGATAAAGCTAAAGTTACTAAGCGTATCAGAGCATTTGCTTATTGGAACACTATGAAACACAAGGATAAAAAGAGGGCTGCGTTTAGCCCCTCAAATCCTTGTGAGGTTACAGTTACAATTTACAGCCCTACCAAATCTAAATTAGACCCACCTAATCTATATCCGACAGTAAAAGCAATCATTGATGGTATGACAGATGCTGGTATCTGGACAGATGATAATCATAAGGTTATTAAAAAGCTATCATTTGTCTATGGTGGATTGAGTAAAGAAAAAGGACACTATCAGTTGGTATTTGATATTGAGGAGGTATATCTTGATAAAGAAGTTTAGAGCGCCTATAAAAACAAGGGGTGGTTATATTTTTATATTTAGTAAAGACCATGATGTTACATTTTATAATGATTATGTACAATTCTGGCAAGGTCTAAGCAAATTTAAAATTGAACATAAAGATGTAATGTTATGTTCTGATATGAAAGATATTACAGGCGATGATATTTATGAGGGCGACATTATCCACTGGGAATATTGGGATGAATGGGAAGATAGAGGCAAAGCACAAGTTGTGATAAAAGATGGCTGTTTTAAGTTACTGGATATTAAGGATGGTAAAGAAGTTTGGGAGAACCTTTACGAGTGTATCGAAAATTGTACAGTGTATTTAGATGGGCATATTTATCAATCAGATTTTAAGGATAGTAGATGACAAAAAAGAAAATAGAGCGCTTATCAGTCATACACCGCAGGGAAATCACATGGCTCAAGTGGTATTTTTTGAGGGATAAGAAAAATCCTAAAAAGACGGTACTAGAGCAGATGATACATGATAGTTTCGTTAAGAATGACACAGACCAGGCAACATTTTTGGTCAATCTAAAGCTGGTGACATCTGAACATGTGGAAAATTCAGAAGAAAAGCTGATTGAGACTATAAAAGAGGTCTATGTTTATGAAAATATCAATGTCATTGGAGCGTGTCAAAAGATTTTATTCCTAAGCCCCAGCCCAGCCTATACCCACCTCAATAAATGGTTTGATGCCTATTTCTACGCCACCTATAAATACCTCCCTTTGGAAAGATAACAGTAAAAATTCCCTAGCCTATGTATCTATAATCAAGGTACATAGGCTTTTTTGCAGGAGGAGAAACATGGGAACATTAAAACCACATCACAGGCAGAACACATTGAGCCAGTACAACCTATTAGATTATGATGCCACGCGCACAGCTGGCAAGTATAATATCCCTACTCTTGAGCCAGTAGACCATGTGCCAACCAAACTACAAGGGTTTAACTATGTTTTGAACAAGCCTAACTATTCGGCGGGTATCCACTTCTTTTTGGATGATTACCAGTTTGAACGAGTTTGGAAACGCCCAGATTTTTATATTGATAAACTAGCTGACTTTGATTGTGTGCTTACACCAGATTTCAGCCTCTATACTGACATGCCACTTGCGATGCAGGTATGGAATGTGTATCGCTCAAGATTGATTGGTCAGATGATGCAGAACTGGGGCTATACGGTTATCCCCACGGTATCCTGGTCTCACAAAGAAAGCTATGAGTTTTGTTTTGACGGCATACCTACAAAAAGCATTGTTGCAGTTAGTACAATTGGTGTCAAGAAAAGCAAAGACCGTATCAAGGTATGGAAAGATGGCATGGATGCCATGATTGATAAATTGAAACCAAAAAAAATTTTGGTTTATGGCGGTCACATTGATTATGACTATAAAGGTATCGATGTCTATTATTTTGCTAACGATACAACAGAAAGGATGGACACATGGGAGGCAGAGGGGCAAGCTCTGGAATGAGCGAAAAGCAAAAGAAATATGGTACAGAGTATAGCACGGTGCATCAATCGGGTAATATAAAATTTGTTACTCAAAATGCAGGTGGGTCGCAGAAAACCCCCATGGAAACCATGACCAAGGGGCGTGTGTATGTGCTTATTGACAAAAACAAGAATGCCCCTAAAAGTATGGTTTATTTTGATAAGGACAATAAGCGGAGCAAGCAGGTTGACCTAGACCATGAGCATCAGAAAATGAGACCTCACACGCATCACGGGTACAACCATGCTGAATATGAAATCAGCAAAAAAGGAGCAAGCAAACTTACCACGAAAGAGGTAAAGCTAGTTGAAAAAGTACATACAGAGTGGTATAATTATCTTAAGAAACGTAGGGAGTAGTATATAGGGATTACGCCTTGATGGAGGAGATTCCGGTTCGAATCCGGGCTACTACGTTACTTCCTAGCCCCTTAATTGGGGCTTTTTATTTTATATCCCAAAAATAGCGTAAAACATCCCCTTTTCAACCTTATAAAATGAAATCATGAGTAGTAATACTTGTGATTTTTTTGTTGGAAAGGGGGTATCTAATGAATGAAAGACAAAGGCGCTTTGCAGATGAGTACATAAAAACAGGTAACGGCTATCAATCGGCAATTAAAGCTGGTTATAGTGAGAATTATGCAAATAATCGCATTACAGAATTGTTGGGAAATGTTGGGATAAAAGAGTACATCAATAAACAGATGCAAGAGCTGCATAAGTCAAACATCATGGATGCCACAGAGGCGCTTTATATCCTTTCTGAAATCGCTAGAGGTAAACGAGATGAGGAGGTGTTGATACTTAACCCAACAACAGGGAAAGTTGAGAGACACACCAAGAAAGCTGATAATGCAACAGTTATTAAAGCAATTACTGAAATCTTAAAACGCTACCCAACAGCTAAACAGTCTGAAAAACTAGAGCTTGAGATTGAAAAATTAAAATCACAATTGACAGAGGCACAGATTGAAGATGATACCATCACAATTATTGATAGTTGGGAGGTTGGGGATGAAAGTAATTGATATTCAAAAAAATGTAAATCCACATTTTAAGAGCGTTTGGTTATCTAAGAAACCTTACAACATCCTAAAAGGTGGGCGTAACTCTTTCAAGTCATCCGTTATTACTCTAAAGCTAATTATCATGATGGTTTGGTACATCGTTAGGGGAGAAACAGCAAACATTGTTATTATCCGTAAGGTAGCTAATACCATTAGGGATAGTGTCTATAATCAAATTCAATGGGGGCTAGGTCTATTTGGTCTTACCAGTCGCTTTAAGATGACAGTAAGCCCATTTAAGATAACTCATAAAAAAACAGGATCAACCTTTTATTTTTACGGTCTGGATGATTATCAAAAGTTGAAATCAAACAACATTGGTAATATCATTGCTGTTTGGTACGAGGAGGCTGCCGAGTTTTCAAGTGCAGAGGAGTTTGACCAAACCAACATTACTTTTATGAGGCAGAAACACCCGCTTGCACCCTTTGTACAGATTTTTTGGTCTTATAATCCACCTATAAATCCGTACAGTTGGATAAATGAGTGGTATGAAAGAATGAACACAATGGATAATTACTTGTGTCATTCTAGTACATATCTAGATGATGAGTTAGGTTTTGTAAATGAGCAAATGCTGGCTGATATAGAGCGTATAAAAGAAAATGACTACGACTATTACAGGTATGTCTATTTAGGCGAGCCAGTAGGGCTTGGTAATAATATCTATAACATGAGCACATTTCACCCATTAGATGCCTTGCCTAGTGATGATAGGCTGATTGGTATTTCCTTTGCACTTGATGGAGGACACCAACAATCAGCCACTGCTTGTTGTGCTTTTGGCGTTACAGCTAAAGGCAAAGTAATCTTACTTGATACTTGGTATTATAGCCCAGCAGGTCAAGCAATCAAGAAAGCACCTAGCCAGTTATCACAAGATATTTACTATTTCACCACAAAAGTTATCAGCAAGTATAAAGTACCTATCTTGCAATATACAATTGATAGTGCAGAGGGGGCATTGAGAAATCAGATGTACCTTGATTTTGCGATTAGATGGCATCCAGTAGCTAAATTAAAGAAAGTGACAATGATTGACACATTTCAGTCACTCTTAGCACAAGGTCGGTTTTACTACCTGGACACAGACAACAATAAGGTATTTATCGAAGAACACAAGATGTATAGATGGGATGAAAAGACAATCCAATCTGATAACCCAAATGTCATTAAAGACGATGACCACACATGCGACGTTGCACAGTATTTTGTATTAGACAATGCAAAGATACTTAGTTTGCGTGTTGGTAATTCATAAGGAGGGTAAAATATGAGCCTAATTCAAAAAGTAAAGGACTTTTTCAACCGTGGGAGGTATAACATGACGACATCACATTTAAGTAGCATCCTAGACCATCCAAAAGTAGCTGTAACACAATCTGAATTTAGACGGATACAGCATAACCTAGCTTACTATCAATCTAAATTTGATGATATTGAGTATACGAATACTGATGGTGATAGAAAACGTAGGAAGATGCAACACTTGCCTATTGCACGGACGGCAGCTAAAAAGATTGCCAGCCTTGTTTATAACGAACAAGCAGAGATTTCAGCAGAGGATGAAACACTTAATGATTTCTTGAGTGATATGCTTTCTAATGACCGCTTTAACAAAAACTTTGAGCGATATTTAGAGAGTGCTTTGGCACTTGGTGGTCTTGCCATGCGCCCTTACGTTGATGGCGATAAAATCCGTGTGGCATTTATTCAAGCGCCCGTATTTTTGCCGTTACAAAGTAATACACAGGATGTATCAAGCGCTGCTATCTTAACAAAGACCATTAAAACTGAAAATAGAAAGAATGTGTACTATACACTTGTTGAGTTCCATGAGTGGGTAACACCAACTGGGCAAGAAGTTGGTAGTACGAAAGATAAGAGCCTATACCGTATTACTAATGAGCTTTATAAATCAACATCTGATAGCCAATTAGGGGAGCGTGTGAACTTGAGCGAGTTATATCCAGACTTGCAACCAGTAACACCAATTCAAGGGTTATCACGCCCATTATTTACTTACTTAAAGACACCGGGCATGAACAACAAAGACATCAATAGCCCATTAGGTCTATCAATCTTTGACAATGCTAAAACTACCATTGATTTTATCAATCGTACCTACGATGAATTTATGTGGGAGATTAAGATGGGGCAAAGGCGCGTGATTGTGCCAGAGCAAATGACACAATTAAAGGTACAAGATAATCAAGGTAACATCGCTTTTAAACGCCGCTTTGATGTTGAGCAAAATGTGTATATGCAAGTTGGGGCAGGTAATATGGATAGTGGGGGTATTGTTGACCTCACTACACCTATTAGGTCATCTGATTATATATCAGCCATCTCAGAGGGGCTTAAACTGTTTGAAATGCAGATAGGTGTATCTAGTGGCATGTTTACCTTTGATGGTCAAGGAGTTAAGACGGCAACAGAGATTGTAAGTGAAAACTCTGATACATACCAAATGCGTAATAGCATTGTTGCATTGGTGGAGCAATCCATCAAAGAACTCTGCGTGTCCATGTGTGAGCTTGGTAAGGTTGTTGGTATCTATAGAGGCACTATCCCAGAACTTGATGATATTTCTGTAAATCTTGACGATGGCGTGTTTACTGATAGACATGCAGAGCTTGACTACTGGATGAAGATGGTAGCGGCTGGATTTGCCACGCAGAAACGAGGTATTGCGAAAACCCTAGGTATCACAGAGGAGGAGGCAGAGAAAGAACTTGCTGAAATCAATGGAGAATTACCACCAGAGAGCGATGCAGAGCTGGCATTATATGGTAAAGGTCAACAAAATACAGTAGGAAACAGTAAAGATACAGTAGATGATGAAGATGAGGCTTAATCATGAGCGATACAAAAAAACGCCTAACTATCAATGACCAGCAACTATCATTACAGATGCAAGCTGTGAGTGATATTTACTCTAAAATGCAGATTGAGTTGTTTGATAGCATGATAAAACGGTTGAAAGAGCGTGGAAGTGCAGACCTTGTGGAAAATCCATACGTTTGGCAACTGGAAAAGCTGAATGATATGTATATGCTAAATGAGGACAATCTAAAAATCATTGTCGAGCGCACAGGCATTGCAGAAGAGCTTTTGCGGGATGTTATAGCAAATGAGGGACTAAAGGTCTATAAGGATACCAAGGAGCAACTAGAGGAGGATATGGGCAAGTTTCCAGATGGCAAAATCAGAAACGGTGTGACAGATGCCTTGGAGGCTTACACACAGCAAGCTATAAATGACCTCAATCTTATCAATTCAACCCTACCAGTAAGCATACAGGCTGTTTTTAAATCGGTAGTAGAGCAGACAGTAGCACAAGTGGCGTCAGGTACAAAGACTGCTGACAGAGCTTTAAATGATACAATCATGAGCTGGCAGAAAAAGAACTTTACAGGCTTTACGGATAGTGCTGGCAGGGAATGGCGGGCAGACAGCTATGCTAGGGCAATCATAAAAACAACCACATACAGGGTCTATAATGACATGCGTACTAGACCAGCAGAAGAACTAGGCATAGATACTTATTACTACTCTATCAAGCGGACAGCCAGACCATCTTGTAGCCCGTTGCAGGGCAAGATTGTTACCAAAGAGGGGAGCGAGCGGAAAGAACACGGCATAACCATACACTCTTTGCAAGATTACGGATATGGCACGGCTAGTGGTTGCCTTGGTGTCCATTGTGGGCATTACCTCACGCCTTTCATTGTCGGAGTAAACGAGTTGCCAGACCTACCAGACTTTTTGCAAGACCTAACACCAGAACAAGCAGAAGAAAATGCACGCATCGAGGCTAAACAAAGAGCATTAGAGCGCACCATTAAGAACCATAAAGAAAGGTTACATTATGCACACACAATGGGGGATGATGAGCTGATACAAGCTGAAAGACTCAAGGTCAGAATGTATCAAGGGAAAATCAAAGCTCTTGTTGATGAGCATGAATTTTTATCACGAGATTATACAAGAGAAAAGATTTACACATAGATTGGGTGTTGCCATTGGCAATGCCCTTTTTAGATGGGCTGAAAACAGTAAAAAATCCCATTCTAAAGAAAGTAAACTGAAAAAGTAAATAATATTTTGCTTTTTGGTGGGAGTTGTCCACCTAAAAAAGAACTAAGGAGGTACAAATGGCATTTACAACAGAGGAACTGCTCAAACTTGGATTGACAGAGGAACAGGCTAAAGATGTATTTGCTTTGCATGGCAAAGACTTAAATGCTAATAAATCAGCCTTGGAAACTATCACACAAGAGCGAGATAGCCTTAAATCACAGTTGCAAAACACAGAGGCACAGCTTGAAACGTTGAAAGCAGATGCAAATACAAGTGCTGAACAGAAAGAAGCTCTTGATAAATTGCAAGCTGAATATGACAAATACAAAGCGGATGCGGCTGCTGAACTTGCACAAACTCAAAAGGTCAATGCTATCAATCTTGCATTGAAAGATACCACCGCACACAATCCATCAACCTTGATGAAGTTCATTGATGTTGATGCCATTGAACTTGATGAAAATGGCAAGCCAAAACTAGATGACATCCTCAACGGTCTAAAAGAAAGTGACCCCTATCTTTTCAAAGCAGATGATGACAAACCTAACCCAAATATTGTATTGCCTGGAAACCCATCCGCAACAGCCAGAGGAGAAATCACAAAAGCTGATTTTGACAAGATGGGCTACAAGGAGCGCAATGAACTAAGTCAGCGCAACCCAGCGCTATACGAAAAATTGAAAGGAGAATAGGACATGCCACAAACTAAAGTATCAGATTTAGTAAATCCACAAGTTCTAGCTGACATTGTTTCAGCGAAATTGCCGAAACTTATCAAGTTTGCACCATTAGCTTACATTGAACGTGAGTTAGTTGGTGGTGCTGGAGATACAATCACTGTACCTCAATGGACATATATCGGAGATGCAACCGATATTGAAGAGGGTGAGGCAATTCCAACAGATAAACTTGGAACAAAGACAACAACTATGACAATCAAACAAGCTGGTAAAGGTGTTGAAATTACAGATAAGGCTGTTTTGGTTGGTCTTGGTGACCCAATTGGAGAGGCAGGGCATCAAATTGCTTTGGCTATCGCAAATAAGATTGATAATGACTTTGTTGCAGTAGCTAAAACAGCTACACAACATATTGCAAGCGCTCCAACCACAGTAGATGCGATTGATGAGGCTCTAACCGTATTTGAGGATGAAGAAGATGCACGTTATGTTGCTTTAGTAAATCCTAAAGATGCCATTGCATTGCGTAAGGATGCAGGTAAGAACTGGTTGAGTGGTTCAGAAGTGGGTGCAAACATGGTTGTATCTGGAACATTCGGAGAGGTTTCTGGGGTACAAATTGTACGCACTAAAAAGGTAGAGCAAGGCAAGGGTTACCTAGTGAAAATCTCTGCCGATGAAACAGAAAACCAGCATGACCAACGTTATGGTGCTTTTGTACTCAATCTAAAGCGTGATGTGCAAATCGAAGCTGACCGTGACATCATCAAGAAAACAACTGTAATTACTGGCGATGAGTATTACGGGGCATATCTCTATAACGATAAAAAGGTAGTTAAGTTTGGGGGTGCGTAATGGGGATGTTATTGCGCCGTCATTATAAGGTAAACAAGTCTGATAATGACGATATTTCCAAAATGAAAATCTCTGAACTTAGAGAAATTGCTAAGCAAAGAGGTTTAGAAGGCTACTCTAAGTTAGACAAAGATGCGTTGATTAAGTTGTTAGGAGGTACAGATGAACAAGTACAAAGCTACTAAAAATCTCACTCTTAAAACACCGGGTATCTATGTCGCAGAGGGAGAAGTTGTTGAACTTGAACCAGCTTATGCTGAACAAGTCAATAATGACCTCAAATCAACATTTCCTAATGTGGATGCCGTTTTAGAGTTGGTTGAGGAGACAAAACCAGTCTCACGCAGTAAAAAAGCTGAAACTAAAGCATCAGAAGATGCTGCTGAATAGATAAGGGGTGGCAACACCCTTTGTTTTTAAGGGAGGTTACTATGCCTTATTTAACTAAAGATGAGTTTGTTAAAGATTTAGGCTTTGATGATGTAACTGACTTTGACAAGCTGGCTAAAAGAGCAGAAATTGCTATCAATCTCTATACTCAAGGCATTTACCAACGGTACATTAACTTTGAAAAAGAGTTTGAATATCGCAAAGCTGCTGTCAAACTGGCTATGGCATTTCAGATTGCTTATTTGGATAGCTCTGGCATCATGACAGCCGATGATAAACAAGCTATGACAAGCGTTTCTATTGGTCGCACAAAAATTGATTATGGCGGTCAACATCGTATTTCAGCAGGTCAGCAATTCAACCTTTGCTTGGATGCTGAAAACGCCCTAAAACAAGCTGGTTTTAGCCTAGTTGTGGGAGTTGAATATGATAGATAAACGCTTTTTACAAGATGTTGTTAAAGTCCGTAAGGTTGAGGGCAAAGATGATTTTGGAGATGTAACGTATTCTGACCCATTGGATATTAAGTCAGTAAGGTTTGATAGGTCGGTGGCAGTTATAGGTACAAACAACTCTAAAACCAGACAGAAAGTAGGCGTTGTATACATTTACCCTAAGCTTGCAAATGTGACAGTTGACGAGAGTTGGCTGGGTGCAATTGTAAACGATGGGGAACGTGATTACCTTGTAATAGGTTATCAACCAAATTACCTTAATGGTAAAGTCTTTAGTTATGAGATAGAGGTTATCTGATGGCTGATGTCAAAGTAACAGTAAACCTTGATGGTGTAGAGAGAAAAGTGTCGCCTCAAGCTATGCAACGTGGCAAGATTGCCACAGGTAGTGAGGCTTTGCTTATTATGGATAGCTCAGTGCCTCTTAGGGCAGGTGGAGGGGCTTTAAGAGCCTCTGGGCGTGTAGAGCCTAATGGAGATGCGAGCTATAACACGGTTTATGCCAGAGCTCAATTTCACGGTACTAATGGGATTGTTGTTTTTAAAAAATACACAACATCTGGTACTGGAAAACGGTGGGATAAACCACTAAAAGCAAATATAGAAAGACTGAAAAAAGCAGCTATTAAAGGAATGGGTATTAGATAAAATGCAAAACAACAAGAACTTTCAAAATGTGCTACTAGCACACATTAACAACATCAAAGACCTGCCACTAAAAGCAAGGATAGATTACTTTGAAGATGATAAAGATGATTTAGTTATTAATGCTTTAAGTGGTGGAATTATTGACAAAGAGTATATGGATGGTACTAGAGAGGTATCACTACCATTTGAAATTGCTGTAAAGAGCAAAACAAATGCAGTAGCCAATGACATTATTTGGCTATTAAACGGTGACTTGTCAGACTTTGACATTGACCTAGCTAGTACAGACAACTCTTATACCTTTTTGTCATTGACAGTGGGCAAACCAGGTATCAATGGCAAAGATGAACAAGGTTACTTTGTTTATTCGATGCAAGTAACCGCAAAACTAGAAGTAGCAGGAGGATAAATAATGGTACGGAATAAAAATGCCAAACGTAAACACGAGATTGCGCCATTTGACCCCAAAAATCCAACAGTTGTACCAGGAGAAGAGGCTTGGAAACGACTAGCCAAATACATTGAAACTATCGATGATGAAACAGATGAAGAAACGGATGATACTGGTTACTATGACGGTGATGGGACTCCAGAAGAAACCGTCATTAGTGTCTCTGGCGCATATTCTGTTTCTGGGTCATACGACCCAGATGATGCCGCTCAAGCTATGATTGCAGCGATGAAGTACGAAACTGGTGATGCGCGCCGTGTATGGCATCGTGTGACAGAGTCAAATGAGAAAAAAACTTATACCCAAGTCGCAAATGTTTCTGAAATCAAAGCTGGTTCTGGAGATGCAACAAGCTACGAAGAGTTTGGTTGCACACTTAAGTGGATTAAGAAACCAATTATTGCAGGTGTGGGTGGATAAGAATTTTTGGAGGAAATAGAAATGGCAAATACTTTTAATCTGTTAGGAAATGATGAAAGTATCATTTTCAACATCGGTGAGCTTTCTTTGAAGTTCGTTCCAACCGACGCAAAATCACAAGAAGTGTCTGAAAAAGCTATCGAGTTGCAGACTAAAGCTGACAACATAAAAGAGGGCGATGAGTGGGAAAATCGTAAGAACATCAAAGAGTTGCTGGATGAATACTTTAGCACAATGTTTGATGCGGATGCCCCAGCCAAAATCTACCAAGAAGCAAGTGAAAACACTTGGGCTTATCTCAAGGTATTCTTGCAGATTTCAGAGGCTATCATGGAAACTAAGAAAAAACAAGAAAACGATGAAACATTTAAGAAGTATCTTGCTGAATAATGTTTGATATTTCCAAAAAAATGGATGACAAGCTGGTACTCAACAACATAGAGTATCAGCTTTTATTATCGTTTGATAGGGTCTTATGGGTCTTTGATATGTGGGGAAATAAAGAAATACCACCACAATTAAAACCTAAGTTAGCGCTGGCAAAACTAACTGATGATGTGACTTTTAAAGATATGGATACAGAAGAGGCTTTAGCAATTTATGCAGAAATATTTGAAAAGCACATACAAGTCACTAGAGCTATTGATGAGGTTGATAGATATGACATTGAGGGAAATGTTATGCCAAAGAAACCCAAAGATGACCTAGAAAGCGATGATAAACCCTTGTTTAGCATCAAATATGATGGCGAGTACATTTTTTCATCGTTTATGCAAGCCTATAACATTGATTTGAATTGAGGAACAAGGTAAGCTGCATTGGAAGAAATTTAACGCTTTACTATCTGGATTGCCAGATGGCACAAAGTTTTGTTGAAGTGATGAAAATTAGGGCTTGGAAACCCTCAAAAGGGGATAGCACTAAGGAAAAACAAAGAATGCGTGAACTACAAGAAGAATACGCATTACCCGATATTTAACAGGGAAAGGAGGTAACACATGGCAGATGGAAAAGTAACCTTTCGGTTGACCTAGACGGTAAACAAGCACAGGGAGGCATTGAAAAGTTAAAAGGTGCATTAGGTGGGCTTGGCTCAACATTCAAATCAATGTTGGGTGCAAATCTAGTTAGCGGTGCTTTAATTGGTGGATTTACCGCCCTTGGCGGAGCTGTCAAGAATGTTTTCTCATCAGCTATTGATGAGGGAGCGAAACTGCAACAGTCTCTTGGAGGTATCGATACTCTTTTCAAGAACTCAGCGGATACCGTAAAGAACTATGCAAGCAATGCCTATAAGACAGCAGGGCTTTCAGCAAATGAGTACATGGAAAACGTAACCTCGTTCTCTGCTAGTTTGATTTCTTCTTTAGGCGGAGATACAGCAGCCGCTGCTGAATTGGCAAACAGAGCCATGACAGATATGTCTGACAATGCGAACAAGATGGGTACTGATATGCAGGCTATTACTGGCACATATCAATCTTTGGCTCGTGGTAACTACGCTATGCTAGACAACTTAAAACTAGGGTATGGTGGTACTAAGGCAGAAATGGAAAGGCTTATTAAGGATGCCTCCTCTTATAAAGATATACAAGATGAGCTTGGTATATCGGTTGAAGAAGGCAATATGTCTTTCGCCAACATGGTAAAGGCTATCTCTGTTGTCCAGAAGAAACTAGACATCACAGGTACAACAATGAAAGAGGCCTCTACAACATTTTCTGGCTCTTTGTCAATGATGAAAGGGGCTTTTAACGATTTCCTCGGAAACTTGACAACGGGCGGTGATATTACAAAGCCATTGCAATCATTGGCAGAAAGTGCCTCAACGTTTTTCTTTGGGAACTTTATCCCAATGATTGCTAATGTTTTTAAAGGCCTCCCAACGGCTCTGTCTACCTTTATAGCCAGCGCTAAGCCTGCTCTTGTTAACGGTTTAAAAGGTCTATTACCAGAAGATGCTTTAAATAGCGTTACAAAGGTCATTGACCTAATCACTTTTTCGATTAGTGACATGGTGATGGCTTTTCAAGACTTTTACCAAGGTTTTGAGAAAACGGGGGCTATCAAGGTATTATCGAGTGCCTTATCAGAGTTGCTGACAGCAGGGCTTGACTTGTCAGAAAAGTTATCTGGCATTATCCCATGGGAAACCATCGGGGCAGCCGCTGGGCATGTTGTTAAGTTTATCGCTCAAATCATCCAATCGGTAGCTAAATTTTCCCAATCCATGAGTGGTGACGCTTGGCGTGGTGTTGTAACTGGTATCGGTGGTGCATTAGTAGCATTTAAGGCTTTTAATTTTTTGAAGTCTTTTAACCCATTTAACCTATTCAAACAAAATGCCACAAGCGGTGTGAGCGGTGCTACATCAGTTGTTAGGTCAGCTAGTGCAAGCGTAGTCTCAATTATCCGTAGCCTTGGTAAAAGTGTAGCAACTGCTGCTAGAGGAATTGGACAGGGCATAGGTGCCGCTTTTCGTGGTATTGGTCAAGGCTTGGCTATGGTCAATCCTGCTACTATCGCAGCCTTAGCAGTACCTATCTTGGCACTTGGTGCAGCCTTTTCCCTAATGGGTATGCAAGGACAAGGGATAGCTACAATCCTACAAGGTGTGGGGAGTGTTATTGTCAGCGTTGGTACTGCTATAGGGACTATCCTCAATCTAGCACTACAAGGCTTGGCCCAGGCTTTGGTTATTGTAGCCCCTGTGTTACCTACCATTGCCTCAGCTTTTGCAATGCTATCTCCTGTGATTATAGCGGCAGGAGCGGCAATCAGTATGATTGTCAGCTCATTCAGTAGCCTTGCACCAGTCATTACAGCACTAGGTACAGCATTGAGCCAAGTCATTACTGCTATCAGTTCTGGTATCGCTCAAATTGCTACGGCTGTGACCCCTATTGTGGCAATCATCTCTAATGCCTTTGTACAGGTCGTAACTGTTGTATCACAAGCTATTGTGGAGATTATACAGGCTCTTGCTCCATTCATTCCAGCAGTTAGTGAGATGGTGCAGGCGGTAGCGCCAGTGTTGCAAGCATTGGTTGAGGCATTCAACAATCTCATTAGTCAGATTAGCCCAATCATTGACAGCATCGCAAACCTATTCAAAACACTTGGCGAACAAATCACATCTATCTTAGATAGCGTTGGTGGGGTTGTGGAGTCATTTGGCTCTGCCATTCGTAATGTCTTGGATGGCATTGCAGGTATCTTTGACAGTATTGGCAATGCAGCTCTAAATGCAGGTAAAGGTTTCAATCAATTAGCGCAGGGGATAGAACGTATAACCAAACTTAATCTACTTGATATGGGAGCAAGTCTAGCTGCGGTTGCCGCTGGATTAGGGGCTATAGGAGCAACATCTGGTGGACTTATTAGCGCTGGTTCGTCTTTGAGTGTTATTGTTCAAGGTTTGATGACAGTGCAATCAGTAAGTGCCATTGCTTCTAGTTCTTTAGCATCTTTAGGAAATGTTGCAGTTAGCGCAATGTCTATGCTTGTCGCAGGAGTTCAACTGGCAGTATCAGGTACAAAAAGTGGTATGACACAGATAGTAAATGCAATAAGTTTATCCGCCAATCAGATGATACAGGCTGGTAAACAAGCAGGGGACGGTACGACAAAAGGTGTTGTTACAGGTATTCGGTCTGGAATTGGTCAAGCTGGCGGTGCTATGCACGCTATGATGATTGCAATCCGTGACACAGGTATGCAGGGCGTTAGTTCTATGCGTGTGGTAGGTAGCATGATAAGTCAAGGTTTAGCGCAGGGGATGATGTCATCTATCGGTTCTGTTACCGCTGCTGCAAATGCATTGGTAGCACAAGCAGAGCGAGCAGCAAAAGCCAAGGCGCAAATCCACTCACCATCCAGGCTTTTCCGTGATGCAATTGGTCGCTTCTTGCCGATGGGTGTTGCTGTTGGTATCGAGAAAAATACTAAGTATGTTGACAAAGCTATGGATGGTATGTATGAGCATATCAACGCTTTTAACTATAAAGCAGAGGATGTGATAGGTGTCGGTAAAACGAAACTATCTAAGGTTGTACAGGTCAAATCAGACCTTGAGAGTGCTATTAAAGCTACCGTTGAAGTAGCTAAAGAAAAATCCAATAACCTTGTCGAGAAAGCTCTTGATATTGCAGAAAAAGCCGTACAACGCCCAGCGGAGATGATACTAGACGATGGCACTCTTGTAGCCAAAACTGGTGGTAAGTATGCCACATATCATGCAGAACAAACCAGACGAGAAAACAGAATGAAAGGAATAATCACATGACAGCAATAATGACATTCAACGGTGTTGATTTGTCACGCTACTTGCGAATTACAGAGATTATCCGCCCTATCGGTAACAAAAGGAGCGTAACAACTGATGACGCTCCTTCTTTAGGGGTTAATATCCAGCAAGTGAAACGTGGAGCTAAAGAACACATCATCAAATTTGACATGAAAAATAGCGATGTAATGATTTTAGAGCAATTAAAGCATGAGTTAGCTGGTGTGCTTGATGTGATAGAGCCAGTAAAAATTGTTTATGGGGATGAGCCAGATAAATATTATATGGGAATACCTGTGGATGATATTACACCAGATAACTTAACACGTTGGTTTCAACGGTCAGAATTTAAGCTACTCATACCCGATGGCGTTGCTCATAGCTCGACTTATCGTAAGTTTGATAATGCAACTGTAATAGGCGAAAAGATGGTGCTTACCTTACGAAATGATGGAAATGTACCAGCAAATCCAATCATTACTGTTAAGCATAATGCAGAAAATGGTTATATCGGCATTGTTAATAGTACTGGTGCAATTGAGCTAGGTAATATCGAGGAGGAGGATAGCCAGACTTACCAACAGTCAGAAATCTTATTTGATTATGTTTCCAATAATGGAATTATCAAGGGTTTTGCTGATGGGAAGAAAAATGCGGCTATTTTAAATGACAACTCACAATCGTTTGATACGAATTTGTACGTAAAAAATGAATTTGGTCGCCCGCATTTAGCTCTGGGTAATCGTGGAGCTGGTGTCGGACCTAACCATGCTGGTTCGGTCAGTTGGGATATACCATTGGATAGCGCTGGTCAAACTGGGTCGCTAAATGAATATATCTGGTGGAGACAGATATTTTGGGCTGGTGCCGTCAATCAATACGGCTTTATTAAAGTTATGGTATCTGACGAAAAAGGACAGTTTTTATATGGAGTTGAGACATATAAACGCTCTATCGGCGTAGAAAGCGAGTACAACTTTTTAGCATCAGATGGTAAGGGAGGATTTAATGTATTAAAACGTTGGACTTTTAATGCTACTCATCTTGATAGCGATAACCCGTTTAATGCCGAAAGAGGGTGGTCAGATATAAAACGAAATGATGACCAAGTGCAGGTTTTTTGGTGGGGGAGTTATCCAGTATTTACCATACCAGAAATAAAAGGTAAAAAGTCCGCTAAGATACATGTTTCAATAGGTGCAGTAGGAGGGAAACCAGCCATCCATCATGCTTATATTGATAGTATCGTTTATCGTAAAGATTTTGTACAGGGAACAAAGGATATTCCCAATCGCTATATGATAGGGTCTAATGTCGTTGTTAATTGTGAGAACGATAGTGTAACTGTAGATGGTTTGTCTAAATCTTCTGATTTAGTTGATGGGTCTAGTTGGAGACTGTCTATACCAAAAGGAGAGTCACAGTTGGAAATTTATTGCTCGAGCTGGGTAAGAAATAAACCGACTGTAAAAGTAGAATTTGAAGAAAGGTGGTTGTGATGCTATTAACAATTCATGATGCAAATCTAAGAAAAGTAGCATTTATTGATAACGATAAACAAGAAACTTTAAACTACTATGATGACACTTGGACACGCAGCCTAGAAACAGGGTCTTCAACTTTTGAATTTACAGTATACAAGAAAGCTATAAAGTCTGATACAGCGATAAATAAAACATATAACTTGCTGAATGAACGTGCTTTTGTCTCATTTAGACACAACGGCAAAAGCTATGTATTTAATGTGATGACTGTTGAGGAAAATGAGCAAACCATCAAATGCTATTGTGAAAACCTAAATCTTGAGCTTATCAATGAATATGCTAACCCATACAAGGCTACTAAAGCCATGTCTTTTGTTGAGTATTGTAATGCAATGGATTTGTTGAATTTCACTCATTTATCCGTTGGTATCAATGAGATTTCGGACCAAAAACGGACTCTAGAATGGGATGGGCAGGATACCAAACTTGCCCGCTTACTAAGTCTTGCCAAAAAGTTTGATGCAGAGATTGATTTTGATACGCAGTTAAATGCTGATAGTTCCATCAAATCATTTAAGGTAAATGTGTATTATGAAAACGACGATAAACATCAAGGGGTAGGGCGTGTCAGAAACGATATTCAGCTAACCTATGGGAAAAATCTTAAATCAATCACACGTAAGATTGATAAAACAGGTGTCTATAATGCTATCCGTCCAACAGGGAAACGAACGGTAAAAAATGGTAAAGGGGAAGAAGTAGAGGAAATTGTAACCATCGGTAGCCTTGGGGAATGGTCTGAAAATAACAAGGATGGGGTGCGTGAGTTTTACCAGCAAGGAGATATGCTCTACGCTCCATTGTCAATGCAGATGTATCCATCAACTTTTACCAGTTCTACCACAAATGACCAATGGATTAGGAAAGATATGGAGGTTGATAGTGATAGTCCATCAGTTATTAGGGCGTCTGCTATTGCAAATCTTAGAAAAAACGCCTATCCTGCATTGACCTATGAAGTGGATGGCTTTATTGATGTTGAAATTGGTGATACTATCAGGATTTATGATGAGGGCTTTACTCCTATTTTGCTTGTACAAGCAAGGGTATCACATCAAAAAATCAGTTTTACCAATCCAGCAAGCAACCAAACAACCTTTGCCAATTTCAAGGCTCTTGAAAACAATCTATCTGATGGTATACAGGCAGCTTTCGAGCGCTTATTTGAGGCATCTAAGCCCTACCTTATTAAGTTATCCACAGACAACGGGGTCATTTTCAAAAATCAGATTGGGCAAAGCCTGGTTACACCGTCCTTGTATCGAGGTGGTAAGCCAGTGGTTTCTGGTGTCACTTGGCGTTGGTCGCTAGATGGTACGGTCACAACTGGCATGACTTACACTGTTCGTGGAGCAGATGTGACAGATACGGTTACATTGACGGTTGCAGCATACATTGGTAACGATGAGGTGGCGGTTGATGAAATTTCCTTTGTCAATGTCTTGGATGGCACTATGGGAACGCCAGGAACGCCAGGTAAAGATGGTCGTACCCCTTATGTACATACGGCATGGGCTAATAATTCAACAGGTACGGATGGATTTTCTTTAGATAGTTCTGTTAATAAACTCTACATTGGTATCTATACTGACTTTGAGCCAATGGATAGTCAAGACCCAAGAAAATATAAATGGACAAAAATAAAAGGCGACAAGGGGGATAAGGGAGACCCTGGACAGCGTGGACTTGATGGCTTGCAAGGAGAAAAAGGCGAGCAAGGGTTACCTGGCGCAAAAGGTGCAGATGGTAAAACGCAGTACACCCATATTGCCTATGCCAACTCTAGCGATGGTCGTACTGATTTCAGTACAAGTGCCTCTAATCGCTCCTATATAGGAATGTATGTGGACTTTAACAGCCAAGACAGTACTAATCCATCTGATTATGCTTGGACACTTGTAAAAGGGGCTGACGGAGCAAACGGTATAGCAGGTAAGGCAGGCGTAGATGGTCGGACGCCATACTTACACATTGCCTATGCCACATCAAATAATGGCTCACAGGGATTTTCAACAACGGATAGTGTCAATAAAACATACATTGGCACATACACGGACTATGTGCAGGTAGACAGCACAGATTACAGAGTCTATAAGTGGACTTTAATCAAGGGGGCAGATGGCAATGGGATTGCCAATGTCACGAACTACTATCTTGCTACCACAGCCTCAACAGGGGTGACAAGAAGTACAGCGGGCTGGACAACTATACCCCAGACAATCACAAGTGCCAAGCGGTATCACTGGAATTACCGAGTAGAACTATACACCGATGGCACAAGCAAGACTACAGAGCCAGCCATTATTGGTGTATATGGTGATAAGGGCGATACTGGTGCGCGTGGTATTCAAGGTATACAGGGTGTCAGAGGTGAGCAAGGCATCCCAGGAGAGAAAGGTGCTGATGGTCGTACTCAATACACTCATATAGCCTATGCAGACAATGCCGCTGGCGGAGGGTTTAGCCAGACAGACCAGACAAAGGCCTATATCGGTATGTATCAGGACTTTAATGCTACCGACAGTAATAATCCAAACTCTTATCGCTGGACTAAATGGAAAGGCTCTGACGGTGCCCAGGGAATACCTGGACCAAAAGGTGCTGACGGTCGTACACCTTATGTGCACTTTGCATACTCTGACAACGCAGACGGCACAGGTCTGACCACGTCTGATAATGGTCAGAGGTACATTGGACACTATTCGGACTATACCCAGGCTGATAGTACGGATAAGACAAAGTATCGCTGGGCTGATAGATGGGCAAAGATTGAGGTTGGCGGACGGAACTACATTCGTAATTTTGGTTTTACCGACAGTAGCTATACTTTAAACAACGCTAACTCACAGTGGCGTTACGAACGAATTGCAGACCCGACATCACGAAGTGGTTATCACATTAAAGCGACTTGTACACAGGCGGGGAGCGGAGGATTCCACCGACCTTTTGTTGACCTACGTGGAGCACATTGGCAAGGTCGTACAATGACCTATGCAGTTGATGTTAAATGTTCACGAGCCGTTACTATCGCAATTGGAGCCGAGGCGATAGAATCTGGGATGAAGGACCAAAGCGTGTCGACTGAGTGGCAGAGATTTGCTGTGACAGGTAAAGTCAAGCACATCTCGACGTGGTCGTTTGTTTTTTACATCCGCAATAGTCAGTGGCAAGTTGGCGATGTGGTCTATATCCGCGACCCACAGCTCGAAGACGGTACTGTTGCAACGACACCATCATCAGCTCCAGAAGACATAGAAAATCAGATTGACTCAAAAGCGGACCAAGCATTGACCCAAGAGCAACTTAATTCACTAAACGAGCGGGCGCAGATACTTGATGCAGAGCTTAAAGCAAAGGCGTCTATGAATGCGCTTAGTGACCTCGAGAAAGCTTATCAATCATTTGTAAAATCAAATGCTGATAGCCGAGCCAAAGCAGAGTCAGACTTGGCAGAGGCAGGCAGACGGATTGATTTGCTTGTTACTCAATTTGGTGGTTTTAAAGAGCTGAAAACATTTATTGATACTTATATGTCAAGTTCTAACGAGGGTTTGATTATCGGTAAGAATGATGCAAGCTCAACCATTAAAGTGTCAAGCGATAGAATTTCCATGTTTTCGGCAGGGAAGGAAGTAATGTATATTAGTCAAGGTGTTATCCATATCGACAATGGTATCTTTACTGCCTCTGTACAGATTGGTAAATTTAGGACTGAACAATATCATCTCAATGTCGACATGAATGTCATACGGTATGTTGGGTAGAAAGGGATAGATAATGGCAAAATTTAGTAATGCGAGTGGGTCTTTGTACTTAAATGTGTATATTGAGCCAGGCGCACAAAATATAGATGCTAACACAACTGTTGTCAATTGGCGAATAACTGTAAGTCGTACAGGTGCTTACTTGACACGCAATGAGCAAGGAGATAGTACACTTAGTTTAGACATTAATGGTGGCAGAGTACATACGTCAAATCCTCGTTGGCGAACATCTGGCGAGGAATTTCTGATGGCTAGTGGTTCGACAACTGTTGGACACAACGCAGACGGCACAAAGAGTTTTCCGTTTTCGGCAACGTTTAACCCTAATAACGGTCTACATGGGGTTATCACTGTGTCGGGGAATATCGGTTTGGCAACTATCCCACGCTCTAGCTCTTTGAGTGTTGGGAGTGGAGTTATTGGTAGCAGTTTAGCTATTACCATCAATCGTCAAAACAATAGCTTTACACATACTTTAAGATATGCCTGGGGGTCTAAATCAGGGACTATTGCATCAAATGTTGGAGCTAGTCATTCTTGGATTATTCCCAATGACTTTGCCAATGATATACCAAACGCAACGAGTGGCACAGGTACGCTATATGTTGACACATACAGCGGCAATACAAAGACAGGCACACAGCAAATCAATTTTACGGCAAGCGTGCCAGCTAATATCAAGCCTACTTTTAGTGGTGTTACCCTTACTGATGCCAACGGTGTTGCTAGAAGTTTGTTAAGTGGTAATAATTTTTTGCAGATTATTTCTGATATTCAAGTTTCTTTCAATGGTGCATCAGGTAGCTATGATTCATCTATCACAGGGTATAGGGCAGAAATTGTCAATAGAAACCAAGTCACAACATCAAATGGTGGTAGACTTGGCATGATGAACTTTAGCGGCTCTGCTACTATCCGTGCCAGTGTCGTGGATAGTCGTGGCAGATGGTCAGATACAAGAGATATTACTATTAATGTCATAGAGTATTTCGCCCCTATTTTGAGCTTTACAGCACTAAGGACGAGAGAAACACCTAATATCGTCCAGATTGTCAGAAACGCTAAGATAGCCCCAATGACACTATCTGGTAGCCAAAAGAACATTATGACCTTGTCCTTTAAGGTTGCCCCGCTAGGTAGTACCAGCTACACTGCTGATAATGGAAGTGCGTCGGGCAGTTGGACAACTCAACACACTCTAAGTAATTCAGCGGCTAATATGGCAGGTAATTATCCAGCTAATAAGTCATTTACTATCATAGGTACGTTGTCTGATAAATTTACAAGTGTCGAATTTTCAGCAACCGTAGCAACCGAGAGTGTCGTGATGAGTTATGACAAAGATGGCAGGGTTGGTGTTGGTAAGATTGTCGAAAACGGACCTGCGGGGTCATTGGATGTGGCAGGTAATATCTATGCAGGTGGTAAGCAGATACAACAGTATCAATTGACAAATGTCGAAGGAAATACTATCTACGCATACAATACAGATGTCAATACTCATGTTAATAATGGCACACGCTGGATAAATCCAGGTTGTGCAAACAGTCCTTTTCCTTCAAACTATGGCTGGATTGAAACATGCAGAGCTACTACAGATATATTTCAGATTGCAAAATCCTGGTCTGGCGGATGGAAGGTGTACAGACGGCATGCTAACAATTACAAGTCCTCAAATGGTTCTGCCACATGGTATCCTTGGGTTGAAATAACTCCACAGACAAATCATCCAATGCTACAAGAGAAACCATTAAAGACATTGACGATGGGATTTCCGTATGGACTTAATGCGACATTGATACGCAAGGATAGCCTGGTTACTATCACGCTTAATCGTCGCATTACCAACATTGATGTCTTTGAGTATAGTCAAATGGTTGAGACTATCCCGTTAGGATATCGTCCGACTGTTGAGACGCACATGCTTATGGCACCGAATGTAGGTAGCTTTACAAAATCGCCATCAATATTGCATTTTGCATCAGATGGAAAAATCAGATTAACAAATGGGACTGGAGGTGCTCATGTATATACTGGCACGATTACATACATCACGAATGACCCATATCCAAACTAAGAATACGTAAAAAATCCCTAGAAATCTATCAGATAATGAAATCATGAAGGAGGTAAAAACTATGTTGAAAGTCACAAAGACACGCCAAACAACGGCTGAATTTATTGTAATCGAGGACAAGCAGGAGAAACTTGTCAAAACAACGGTAATCAACACAGGTGCTGATGCAGTATCAACGGTATTTGAAACATTGCACGAGCCAGAGCTTTATGCTAAAAACCGTCGAGATATGCGCAAGCATGAGCAAGAGTTGCGAGAGTTACGCTATAAAATTGAGGATGAGATTTTAGCTGAACTTGAAGCAGAGAATGCTGAAACAGACTGAGGGGGTGAATGAGTGCCACCTTGGTTGAAAGATAGTGCTGTCCTTGTCGCTCTTATCACAGTTTCTGGAGGGGTTGTTGGTACGTTAATCAGTACCATTTCAAATTTTTTTATTGGAAAACGTGATAATGAAGTTAAACAAGGTCAAAAAGAAATCATCCAGTCGTTGGATGTCTTAAAAAACGACAATATAAAAATAAAGGCAGACTTAGCTAGTAATGCAGAGGAACTTGACAAGCTAAAAAAGAACTCTAAGGACATCACTAGATACCGCTTGTATCACGACATGACAAAAGACATTCTAAATGGTTATACCACATTAGAAAACAAGCGTGAAATAGCTAAACTATTTGACTCTTACAAAATGTTGGATGGAAATGGTGAGATTGAAATGATGTATAAAGAGGAGTTTATTGATTTGCCTTTAAGAAAGGGGGATAGACATGAAATTAACAAACGGACAATATGATGTTGCTAAGAAGGTAGTTACAGTTGTTGTGCCAGCAGGTATCACGCTAATTACTGGTCTGGGTGCTTTGTATAAATTTGATACAACAGCTATCACAGGAACAATTGCCCTATTTGCAACATTTGGTGGTACGGTACTTGGTGTTTCTAGCAAAAATTACCATCAAGAAAATAATTAGGGAGGCATATCATGAAAGCAATAGGGAAAATTCTACTGATTTTGGTCTTGATACCGCTATTTATTGTGATTAGCTTTGTTGTTTTCTTGGTTAGCCCGTTTTTAGAATTATTAATAAAGGGGGATTGACATGCTAAATCAGATTGTTTTGTATTCCAAGAATTTAGCCAATGCTAGAGCAGGTGTTGATAAAGATGGTGCATGGGGTTACCAATGCGCAGATTTATCTTGTTTTATTGTAAAAAATTGGCGTGGTGTTGACCTTTGGGGGAATGCTATTGATTTGTTAAATAGTGCAAAAGCGCAGGGCATTAAGGTTGTGCCGTATGCACCTGGTATCAAACCTAAGGCAGGGTGGATTTTCGTCATGCACTACGTTGCAGGAGATGGTATTGATTATGGTCATACTGGCGTAATTGTTGAGGACAGCGATGGCAACAGTATGCGTACTGTTGAACAAAACCTTGCGGGTAATCTTAACGTTGGCAGTCCAGCACAATATCATGTCCGTAGTATGAATGGTATGGTTGGCTTTATTGTGTTGGCAGATTCTACAGTGAGTTCAGAACCAACCAAACAAATTGAAACTGGTCGTATTTCTGAGACTGGGGTATTTACTTTGAACAGTACAGCAATCAATGTACGCCGACAGCCCCACCTTTCTGGCGAAATTGTCGCAACATATCAGATTGGCGAAAGTGTAACCTATGATAGCTATCTAACTGCTGCTGGTTACCGTTGGATTAGTTGGATTGGTCGTAGTGGCAAGCGTAGTTATATGGCTATTGGTCAAGTCGATGCTAACGGTCACCGTATAAGTTTGTGGGGTACGTTAAAATAACCCATAACAGCCCAGATTTGGCTTTCAACTTGCAAGGGGTATGATTGCCTATAGAATAAAAAAATAATCGCTCTAGCAAAAAAAACTAGGGCGATTTTTCAATATTTCTAAATCTTTTACGAACTATTAGGTAAGGAGGTAATTAAAGTGAGTGAAACGTATTATATTTTTGTAGAGGGCATTGAAAATGGTTGGTTTAGTGATTTTGTACAGGTTGTGAGAAAAGACGGTAAAATATTTGATTTTGTATTGCCTGGCGAAAAAGTACAGCCACATGAGGTTGTGAGCATCGAGAAATTGGATGATGTTATTAAAGAGATTTCCAACTATTAAATGCCATATTTAGATACGCTGATTGTAATACGTGTATCTAAATATGACAGATAGTCAAAAAAATTAAATCCTCCATTGGATGGTGATTTCCCCATTTTTAACAACAATCTCTTTTATTAAAGTGTTGGCAATGTTTTTTTGGATATTGTAATCTAGCTTTGTTACATCAGAAATATTGAGCGTTTCTATAAAAATTCTTTTGCTATTTTTAATAATTTCTACATTGTTGTTTTCTAATTCATGCTCAAGTATCTTTTTT